GTGCAGTAGCTTTGAAGGCAGCTGTTGATTTGCACAAAGGCGAAGGCGAAGCTATTAACCAACAGATTGGTGTGATATGCGCAACTGCTCAGGCTTTTGAAATCTATTTAACCACAGGTGAAAATCCTTACAAGGATGCTATCCAAGACGGCAAATCTAATAACAGTGATGACCTCCCTTTTTAAGGGGGGTTATCAACTTTGATAGCCCGAAAGAATTATTTAATTACTTAAGAAAACATTATGAAATTTAGAACACTAGTACGCACCCACTACCCCTCCACTTACGAATTCGCAAAGGCGATGGGAGTGACTTGGCCAACTGGTCGCAAGTACGAAACTTACCCAATCACAATGAGTATTAACCACATTGACAAACTATCCAAGTTGATTGGAGTTGACAAATGCGAATTGATTTCATTGGCGGTTGCTGAAAATGAAAATGAACACGAACCTGTAAACTATTTGTGATGAATGAAATGATATTCCACGCAATAACGGCCATAGAAAGGCAACTTGCTGACCTACGTGAATTGATTGTAACGACAACAAAAGACCTTAATCATATAGAAGATATGAAGAAGGTAGATGAGATTCTTTTTCAAACGTGCAGTGAACTTATGGATGTCAATGAGACTCAAATAAAAAGTCGCACACGTAAAAGAGCAGTTGTTGACGCACGTGCTATCTGTATTGCATTTACATATTTTGCCGAATACAACAAAACGCTCAAATGTATTGGTGATTCGTATGGGATAGATCACGCAACGGTGATTCACTCAGTGAAAAAATGCTGTAATCTTTATACGAGAGATGCTCAATTCAAATTCTTGGTGAATGATTTTATCTTGGCATTTGAGAAAAATGGCTATAATTGCACAACAACTAAACAACGATTAACAGATGGACTTGAATACTTTAATCTCAGAGGTTCGCTTACTAAACGAGAGAGTGAACCAGTTGGAGAATCAATTGAACCAACAAACAAAATCGAAAGGATGTCTTTTCATTGCGCCATCTCTTGAAGATGTCGCTGACTACTTTCTTGAAAGAATGCCCAATGCGAATTCCGAAGATGCGCTTCATTTTGCGGATGTCTTTATCAGTCATTACACCAACACAGGTTGGAAGTATGGAAAGAATAAAATGAAGGACTGGAAAGCTGCGGTAAGGTCGGCTTGGGATTTAAGTAAATTTGTAACAACTAAAAACAATCACAATGACACAATTGGTAGAATTCAAAGAAACAGCTTACACGACTGGGTTAACGCATAACGAAAAGGCATTTATCACAAGTCTTGAATCGCCACGCATATGCGATATTACGCTCTCAATTTTTAAGCAAAGTATAGCATATGGTATAGTCCTTTATGGCATCAAGAATTTGCCCTCAGATGAGGAAACGAATCTTCTGTATGTCACTATGCAGACGCACTACCCATATCTCACCACTGGCGAAATGGCATTAGCTTTCCAACTTAATGCAGTTGGTCAAGAATGGCAAAGAATCGAATCATTTAATATGATGTCGGTAGCGTTTCTTTCCGATGTCCTGAAATCGTACAATGATTTCAAGATGAAAACTAACTTAGCCATTGACAAAAAGAAGGCAAAGATTGAATTGCCATCTAATACAACAGATGAACCAGTTGATTGGACTGATACCTTTAATGAGGACATTCGACTATGGAGAGAGAATAAAAGAGATTTTGTCTTGATGTTGGCACCAATGAAAGTCCGCACATTCTATGATAAGAATATTATCAAAGATGAGATGTGGCCAGATGAGGACTGGAAGAAATGGCAATTTATGGCATATAAAAAGACTTTAGACGCTCAGTCAATTAGTGCATACAAAGCAAAAAGATTGGACAAATTGAGTAGACAAAAGTTCAAAGACGATTATCAATGCGAATTATCAAGGCTCATCTATTCGGACATTATGGATAGCCATATTCTGCAACAAAAGATAAAGGATGGGTTATGATGGAAGAAGAAGATTTTGAAGAAGATTTGAATATCCAAAGTCATTTTGAATGGAATGAGCAAGGAGTGTGCAAAAACGAAAAGTTGTGTACTTTCAAATGCATTAAAAAATTTACTGCGCAAGTTAAATGGGCTAAGAATATCAATAACCGTTGGGTGTATGGTTTAACTTTTCAAGGTCTTAATCAAGGATGGAGTGAGCCAGTATTGAATCACTCTAATGGATATGATACCGAAGATGAGGCATATTTTGCAAGTGTTAATCGATTGGTTTATTTGATTGGTAACAACAATGACCATTGCAAATATGATGGAATTTTGAGGATGCTATGTGATGAATTGCCAAATGAAACAACCAACCAATTAACTCTTTTCTAATGATACAATTTCACGATAAGCAAAAAGAGGCTCTATCCTATCTTGCGATTGACAACGAATGTAGGCAGTTACTATATGGCGGAAGTTGTTTATATCTTTTATCCATTGGATGCTCAACCAAAGTATAAATGTTGTATTTTAGTACTATGAATTACACATTAAATCAATTAGGGATTGCATTGGATGCTATGCCTAACGAGGAATGGAGATATGTTCCCAACACAAACAACCGTTATTTAGTTAGCAATATGGGTAGACTATTGACAACTGGTTATAGAGGATCAAATAAATGCTCTATTATGAAACCTGCAAAAGATGCTAATGGATATAATCGCACAATGTTATTGATAAATGGCAAATTAAAAACTATTAAAGTTCATCGCATTGTGGCTGAAACGTGGATTGAAAACCCATTAAATAAATTGCAAGTCAATCATATTGATTTTGTGCGTGACAATAACCAGATAACTAATTTGGAATGGGCTACACCAAAAGAAAATGCAATGCATTCTTATTTGAGTGGAAGAATTAAAAAACCAATATGCACAAATTTTGTAAAAGGCTCTAAGGTTGGTACTGCTAAACTAAACGAAGAACAGGTTAAAGAAATTCGTTCAAAATTCAAACCAAGAATTTACACTCGTGAAATGTTGGCAAAGGAATATGGAGTGAGTCCACACACAATTAAAGATGTAATCTTACGCAGATGGCAACACGTGAAATAGTCTATAATGACAAACAAAAATTAGCATTAAAATATCTATCCATTGAGAGTGATATTTGGCAGGTGCTATATGGCGGAGCTGCATCAGGTGGAAAGTCATTTCTTGGTTGTGACTGGCAGATTAAACGCAGACTTAAATACCCAGGCACCCGAGGCCTGATAGGCCGTGCAGAGTTAAAGAAATTAAGGTTGTCCACTATGGCTACTTTTTTTGAATTGTGCGCTCAATATGGATTGGTGGCAGGTAGAGATTACACATACAATGGACAAGACCACGTAATCAATTGGTATAATGGCTCACAAACAATTCTAATGGACTTGGCAGATATGCCATCAGACGCAGAATTTCAGCGTTTTGGATCGATTGAAATCACAGACTACTTTGTTGATGAGGCAGGAGAGGTGAGCGAAAAGTGTATTGCAATTCTTGCCTCACGTGTACGCTATAAATTGATAAATGATAAACCGAAAGGACTGCTAACTTGTAACCCACACAAAGGATGGCTATACAATGATTTTTATAATGCGAAAAGAAATGGAACGATAAGGAGTGACCGTGAATTTATACAGGCATTGCCAACCGACAATCCCCACATATCACCTGTTTATCTTCAATCTTTACAACTGCTTCCCGACATTGACCGCAAAAGACTTTTAGAAGGTGATTGGGATTATGATGAAACGAAAGACCGATTATATGAGTACGATGATTTACTGAGATGCTTCAGACCTTCAACTAATTTGGGAGACAAATTCATAACTGCCGACATCGCACGAATGGGAGACGACAGGACAGTAATTATTGTATGGAATAACTTACACGCTGAAAAGTTTGTAGTCTTAAAACACAAACCTATCAATGAGGTTGTGGACACAATCAATGACCTTATCAAAAATCACTCCGTAAGATTATCTAACGTACTGGTGGATGAGGATGGCATTGGCGGAGGTGCCAAAGATTATATCCGTTGCCGAGGATTTCTTAACGGATCAAAAGCAGTGCGTGATAATTATATGAATCTTAAATGCGACTGCTATTTCAAGTTGGGCGAATTGATAAGTAGTAATGCAATCACATTTGAGTCAACACACAAAGATACAATCGTCAAAGAATTGGAGATGATACGTAGGGAAAAAATAGATAGTGATGGAAAGTTAAGAGTCACCAACAAAGAAGATTTGAAAAAGAGACACGGAATCTCTCCCGACTTTGCTGACGCAATAATGATGAGGGCATTTTACGAACTCAAAAAGAATTTTGGCAAATACGCATTTGCTTAATACATTTGAACTATGGCAGACATCACTAAATGTAAGGGTACTAATTGCCCAATAAAGCAGAATTGTTATAGGTACACAGCAAAGGAAGACGAGTTTTATCAAGCCTACTTTGTTGACCCACCATTCACAATGAATGATGAAAAATTCGATTGTGAAATGTACTGGGGAACAACGGCCAAGTCCATCTATAAACAACTGAAAGACATCACTAAAACTAAATAAAATGAAAACAGAAATCACTCAAGACGAACTTGAAAAAATCAAGGTGCTTAACCTACTTATGTGGTTGCAGGCATCCATCTATGCAGGTGATGAATGCGAAGACATCAAATGGTTTTACAACCACCAAACTAAGATGCTATTAAAGAGGCTCAATGAGTCAATCCAACGTGAACACGGCAAGACAATTACTGCACTTTGGGATGCAGATGGCGCAATGCTTCCAGATATAACTCGCCAAATGTCCGAATTTACAGCAGTTTTGGCGGAATATGGATATTGGATGTTACCCGAATTGACGGAGTATATCCGTACACAACAACAATCACAACCTAAATTAAGTATAAAATTATGAATATCACACACGACTTTGACAACTGCCAGTCGGACATCTACAAAGAGGTGATTAGCGACCTTATCTCAAGAGAGAAAATGGGTAGGGCTAAGTATGGCACAACCGTAGATAATGCTAATCTATCTGAAAAGGAATGGATGCAGCACGCATACGAGGAGGCTTTGGACTTTGCTATCTACTTAAAAAGATTGATGTCAAAATAAGGACATTGGCACCTGAGATTAAAAGAGTGGCATTACGCCACTTTTTTTTTGCTCTTAATCCCTCATTTAATTCCTCACTTAATGCCTCATTTAATCCCTCTAATTGTTCGATATATGCCTCATTAACTGCATTCATCTTGGTTAGTGACTGATTCTCCTTACTTAAATTAGAATTCAGTTCAATGTAGTAATCAAGTGAACGTACACCCAACACAACCAATCTACGCTCAGTGCGTAAAGAATCCAGCTTGTTCCAGTTCGATGAGTCTTTGGATAGCTTTTGTGTATGCGCTATCAATGGCAGTGCTATCCATAAGATAGATAGTATCAATGTCCTTTTCATATATCGTCTTTAATTTAATGCGTTCCAATTTCAGCGTGTCAACTGTTGCTTTTAATACAACAATTGTATCATTGTATCGTACAATTTTTGGTTCTTTATTGCATGAATTTTGCCACAAATTCCATGCGTAAAAACTAATAAATAACCCCGCAGTTAATGCGATAATTTTTAACGTGAAATTCTTTTCCATTGCCTCTTGTAATTATTGCAAATCCGTGATTGTATTTTGAATAGGGATTATAGTCAGGTGACAATTCAGAGAGACACCCAACACCCCAGCACGTAATAACTTTGCCGTTAACATCTCGCTCAGTGTGCTCAGCCGTTTGATGGTGATGTCCGCACATAGCATTTGCTTTTGTCTTTAAGAACAACCCACGTGCTACGTTTACCGATGGCATAAATTGCTTTCCAAATTCGTGGCCGTGAAAGATGGATAAACTGCCAACGTTCAACTTGTTCTTTCCTTCTATCCATTGGACATTATGCTTATCCAAATGGCACAATGAGGCGAAATCAAATGCGTCTATATCAAAAAGTTCGGGTGCCTTCACTCGCATATAACGCCAATACCTTTCTTCGTGGTTGCCTTCCTTGTAAATGATTTCGGCATCTGGGAAAGTCTGACGCAATTCATAAATGAAAGTACGCATAGCGTACAACTCATCCTTAAATTTTCTTTTCTTTGGATCCTTTACAAAATCCGAAATCATATGGCAGTCAAGTGCATCACCATTCATCACAACTGTATCAACTCCTTCATCAATGCCACACTGGATAGCTGTGGATAATGCGTCAATGTCATGGTAGGGGATATGAATATCGGATAGTATCAAAATCTTTTTGCCTTTTATATCAATATGCTTACGACCTTTCGCATATGACTTTGGTAACTTGAATGGGTTGCGTGGTCTATCTTCAGTACGAACAAGTGATTTGTCTTTTAGATTTTTACGACCTACTTTACCTTCAATTCTACGCAGTGCATCTCTCGCATCTTCAACTCCAATAAAAGTTTCAAAATGTTCTTTGCTTAACTTTTTCGCCAACGTTAAAGTTGGTGCATCAGGAAAACGCTCACGCAATTCACGTGCGATTTTTGTCTTTTGACTTTCAGCCATATATTTTTTTTAGAATGGTTGGTACACTGTCCGTCCACCACTCTTGACCGCACGTAATATCTGACCTCTGTTTCCGTTCTTATTGTAACTTACGTGAACCCAAGAAGGTGCATTCTCACTTCCGAACTCCCATATGAGTTGGTCAAATGTACAATTTTTTCTTATCCATTCAAATATATCTTTATTGCTTATACCACCGTGAATATCTCCATCAATATCAAGTGCCATACCTTGCATATGTAAACTGGACTTACTCCCACCGATGCGTTGATTTAATTCATAGCTTCTGTATGCTGACGAGATACCAATGGGTTTACCAAAATGCTCACGAACTTTATCAAATATGTTGGTGCATACCAGCTTCAGATTAGCTAATTGTTCAGCGTTGGGAATGTTCCCAATCTTCAACGCTTTCGCTTGGTTGCTGTGGGTTACTTCAAAGTAACTTACGTACTTACTTACCTTTTCCATCCGTCATTGCATCTGTTATATCCTCTGATTTTCTACCAATAATCGCTTTAATCTTTGACCACAAATCTTTACCAGTCACTGACTCAATAGATTCAATGATTGACTTGAATTCAATGATGGCAACTACGGTAGCTATTAACTTAGTGATGGGGATAAATTGCGCTATTACATATTGCTCAATCAAGAATCCACTCACAATTGCAATTTGGTACAACATCAACTTAGTGATTGTATCACTCATCCGTCTTGATCTAATTCGCTGACCTAACTTAATAGCTTTCCATATGCCAACAACCATATCCATAGCCACCAAAAAACCTATGGTTATCATAAGTTCTTTGATGGGCAAAAATACCGTTGCAATACCTAACAACCACAGCTTTACTTTCATCTCTTTTCTTGTTTTTTAAGATACTGCTTCAATAACTTTTCATACTCCTTACGCTTTAATACGATGGGGGCAGAAAGTCTCTTATCGACCAATTGGTTCGCCATTGTCTATATGAATTAGATATTAAAAAGTTGCTCTTTCCGTATGGGTTTCTATCTGGGAAGATATTGTTGTCGGTATTGTTTGTGTATTCAGGGAACAATGTTGAATTAAAACACAAATAGTCTACCATTCTTTTGGTATACCAACGTGCGTTTTGACGTGCAGCCTCTTTCAAAGATTCCATTTCGAACTTTGTAACTGGCGTTGTGTCTTCACTTTGTCTACTTACCAAGTTACCATTGTCGTGCTTATATAAAAGTGATGGGTAAAGTTCAACCATTGTCCACCACAACACTACCTTTAACACATATTCATTGAGCAATGTCTCATAGTCTCCAGATAACGTGCCATTGGCAACATCGTCTTTTAATCTCACCGTTAAATTTGTTCCCAAAAAGTTTGTCAAATACTTATCCTGCGCCAAATAGATGGCAGGTCTAATTAAATTGGGATCAACTGCATCAGTTAATGGTGTAAATTTCTTGATGTAGTCCTCGTTGATGAGTAATATTTCTTGTGGTATTGGCATTTCTTTAATTTTTATTTGTTTCCGAAACGTGGATTGGTAGGTAGAAATCCATTGTATGGCATATCAATTGGCTTCTTTTCTACTAAGTAGTTATTGCGGACTTTATAGCCAGCCTTTTCAGCTTTTGACCAAGCCTGAGTTCTAACATTTGGACTATTCAAATCTAATCCAAATCCTTTTGCGCTTATGTACAATTGCTTTTTCCAAATGTGATGACAGTTACCGCCACCTTTATACAACCAACATGAGTAAGTATCTGCACCATTTGGCCCCCATCCTGGGTTAACTGCTTTGTTGTTCATCGCAAGTATATCTTCCTTTCGATATAGCTTGTCAGCTTGTAGCATTTTAGTACAAAAAGGTCGCGTGACATCTGTGATTTTACCACTGTATCTGTAACGTGTGTAATACTTACGCTCGTCTATTGTTGCATCTTGGTCACTTACTGCGTTTGGTCTTGCCGTTCCAGTGCTAACTTGATGAATTTCTACTGCATCAAAGATGTGTGAGATAGCTTCATTTTCGCTATCATCCTCATCGTAATCTACATCGTATTCATCAATCAAAATCCAATCTTCGTTTGCATCTTCACCGAGTTGAATTAACTCCTCTGCAATCAAATCTAATTCAATTGCATTTTCTTTAGAAATGCTTTGGTGTTCGCACTCAACTTTTTTTTTTTGAACTACCTGAGTAGGATCAATTACAACATTGGAAAGGTTATCAAATATTTCGCTTATTTGTACATCGGATAGCATTGGGAATGATGCCTTAGTGATGGCCTTTGCGCTTGGAATGGTCAAGACATTTGCAGTAGTCTGTACAATGATTTCAAGGAGTGATGCAATTTGCGCACCATTCAATGCCTGACTTGCCACATCAACTGGTTGTGCTACTTCACCACTTGCATCTACTACGGTATCATCTGCGAACAAATCATTTTGTACTATTGAACAACTTGCGAAAACTCCAAATGATGCTAACACTTCCTCAACTGCGCCTGTAATTAGTCTTTGAAATGGCTCGATAACTTGTCTTTGGAATATGCGCATTGCCGTTCTCATCTCATCCGTGTTGCTACCCAATCCACCACCTGCACGTACACCAAATAACAAAGGAGATGTTACTCTATGGCTCACCAAAATCGCCTCCATTGATTGATCAACCAACGTGGTGAATTGTTTATCCATATCCGATACAGGGAATGGAGTAAATTCAACACCTCTGTCTCTTTCTTCGTTAAAGAATGTCAAGACTTTACCTGCATTCTCCGAACCTTGAATAGACATTTGCAATTGATTCTTAATTAAATGCTGTTCCTCCAATGACGGTATGCCATTGTTGAAAGATGCAATTAAAGATGGGAAGAATCCATTGAGAATTAAGTTCACTTGGTATTCACTCAATTGGCGCATCTTTTCAATCTCATTGATAGCACCAACGTAATCAGGCTTGGGATAATATTCACTCCCTACCATTAAGC